AGCCGGTGAAGGACCCGCAGAACCCGGAGCAGATCATCGTGCCTGCCAAGGAGTACGAGGCGATCATTCACGAGGATTGCCTGACCGAGTACGTGTTCTGGGAGGACTTCTGGTGGTCGCCCGCACGCACATGGGATGACGTGCGCTGGGTCGCGCGCCGCGTGTACATGAACAAGGAGCAGCTACGCAAGCGCTTCGGTGATGTGATCGCGGAGCAGGTGCCGCTGTCGAAGCAGAAGAAGAACGCCGACAGCACGCAGCCGCAGAACGATCCATGGAACAAGGCCGGTGTCTTCGAGATATGGGATCGCACCACGAAGAAGGTGTACTGGCACGTGCTTGGCATGCACACCGTGCTGGATGAGAAGGATGATCCTTTAAAGCTTGAGACGTTCTTCCCGTGCCCGCCGCCTCTGATCAGCAACCCGACCACGTCGAACGTGATGCCGCTGGCCGACTACGCGCTGGCGCAGGACCAGTACGACCAGATCGATGAATTGACGACACGCATCACACACCTGACGCGCGCTGCCAAGGTGGTGGGTGCGTACGACAGTTCATCGACCGAGCTTGGGCGCATCTTCAGCGAGGGCATGGAGAACCAGATGATCCCGGTCACCAACTGGGCCCAGTTCTCCGAGAAGGGTGGCATCCGGGGCTCGATGGACTTCGTGCCGATCGACATGATCGCCAAGACCATCGCGGACCTCACGCAGCAGCGCGACATCCTGATCGCGAAGCTGTACGAGGTGCTGGGCATTGGCGACATCATGCGCGGCATGAGCAACCCCGACGAGACGCTCGGTGCGCAGCAACTGAAGGCGCAGTTCGGTGGCAGCAGGCTGCAGTTCAAGCAGATGGACATTGGCAAGTGGGTCGCTGCAGGCCAGCGCATCCGGGCCCAGATCATCTGCTACCACTTCCAGCCCGAGACAATCATCGAGCGGTCCAACATAAACAACTCGGTCGACAAGCCGCTGGTGCCGCAGGCCATCGCGATGCTCAAGCAGGACGCGACCAAGCGCTACCGCATCACGGTCGAGAGTGAAACCATGGCGATGGTGGACTGGGCGCAGGAGCGTGACGCACGCGTGCAGTTCATGCAGGCCGTGGGTGGCTTCGTGCAGTCGGTCACGCCGCTGATCGAGTCTTCGCCCAAGACCGCACCGATCGTGCTGCAGATGATGAAGTGGGGCCTTGGTGGCTTCCGCGTCGGCAAGGAGATTGAAACCGTGCTGGACGCCGCCATCGCTGCCGCGCAACAGGATCAGGGCCAGAAGAAACCCGATCCGAAGCAGGAGGCCGAGACGGACGAGAAGCGTGCCGGTGCCTTCGACAAGCGCGCCAGTGGCGTCAAGAAATTGGTGGAGGCAGCGCAGACCGAACTGCAGGCGCAGTTGATGTCTGGGCAGATACCGACACCTGAACAGCAAGCGGCAGCCGCTGCAACAGAGGCACCTGCAGGACTCGGTGGAGGAGTGCCTTCGACGCCAATGCAAGGCCCGACGGGACCACCGGCTGCCCTTGCCAACAACAACCCAATGGGGGCCCTTCAACCCGGCGCAGGCGTACCGCCCGCTGCCATACCCGGAGTACCACAACCATGACAGCTACGAATCAAGACAAGGACCTGAAGGAACTGAACCGACTGGCCGCGATGAATCCAGCGCAACTGAAGGAGGCCGAGAAGCAGCAGGACAGCAAGGACCCCCTTCGCCCCAGCTTCAGAGACACCGACACGGGGCAACCGGTCGAGGTGCCGAAGGACGAGCCAGAGGAACTGATCCGGCGCTTCTACACGGGTGGCCTGCCACGCGAGGAGTTCGCCACACGCATGAAAGCGATCGGTGCCGACTTCGACTTCGATATGCCGCCCGCCTTACCGGCGCAGTTGAACCCGGACCCGACGCAGCCCGGGGCCGACGCGGCGAAGAAGTATCCCGGTGCCACGCACAAGCTTTAAATGCGCTGGGTCTACATCAACGGAGTAGCGTATGAAGCGGGTGAAGAACCAACGCGAACAGTTGACAGCGGGGTACTTTGGGGTGACCGAGGATACGATGGCTTGCGAACCACGGACGGCGTGCCAATTGACACTCGAACCAAGCATCGCGAGTACATGCGAGCCAACGGCCTTACAACGATGGATGACTTCAAGGGGGCTTGGGAGCAGGCCGAGAGACGACGTGTTGCGTACCGAACCGAAGGCAAGGGCGGCGCTGTTACGAAAGAAGATGTAGCGCGCGCGATTGATTCACTTCAAAGGAAATAGCCATGGACATTCTCGTCACCCTGATCGTTGTTCTGATCGTGTTCGCGATCCTTGCGTACGCGCTCACCGCACTGCTGCCGATGATCCTGCCGGTGGACCAGCAACTGAGGACCATCATCAACGTGATCCTCGCGCTGATCTTCCTGCTGGTGCTGCTCGGCGTCTTCGTGGGCTACGTGCCGGTGATTTCGCTGCGGCGATGAAGGTTGCGCTCCAGTTCAGCGGAGGCAAGGACAGCTTGGCCCTGCTGTGGTTCATGCAGGGCCTGTGGCCCATGATCGACGTCATCTTCATGGATGCTGGTGACGTCTACCCATCCACACTGAAGAGGGTCATGGAGGTCGCCAAGCTGGTGCCGAACTTCATCCACCTGAAGAGCGACGCGCCCGCCTACCGCAAGGAGCATGGTGATCCCGACGGCGAGTCGTGGGTGCGCTGCTGCACCGATAACATCTATCGCCCGATGCACGAGTACATCACTGGCAACGGCTACCGGCAGGTTCTGCGCGGCACCAAGGCGGTCGATCCGCATCCGCACGCCGTGTTCCCGGGCGACATGCTCGACGGGGTGCTGTTCACGTTCCCGCTCTGGTTCTGGACCGACGTCGATGTGATGATCTACCTCGGTGACCGGCTGCCGGTCGAGTACCGCTTCGGTGCCGTGGGCATGCCCGACTGCAAGTCATGCACCGCGATCGAGATGTGCGGCGGCACCACCAAGCGCATCTGGGACTTCATCGAGAACCTCGATGATTCATGCAAGCCCGACGTGAGGGGGATGCACTGATGGATGAGATTGGCGGGCCGTGCGAGAACACCGACCGCGAGATATGGCGCGAGCGCGAGGGTGACTACTACGCCGACAGCATCCACGTCACCGAGGAAGGCAATATCGGCATCGACTGCGGTGGCTACGTGTACGTCAAGCCGATTCGTGAATGGCACAAGCTGGCTGGTGGTGTACCTATGAATCCGCCGAAGCAGGAGCAGTAGATGGCTGACTATCTGGAGGGCGCTGGTCGCAACATCCACCTGAAGAAGCTGGTCGATCTGCTGCGCTCCGATCGCACCGTGCTGCGGCGCGATCCACCGAGCGTGATGGAAGGCTACGGTGGTGCCAAGCTTCCTTACTCACCGACCTTCTCACCGGGAGAGAATCCTGAAATCACACTGGGCGACATTGCTGAGACAGCATGGGATGTTGTATCGCCGCTGGGCCTGTATGCGGGCGATGTTGAAGCTGCAAAGGGCAAGGCCGCGAAGGGCAGTTTTCCCGCAGTCAGGAAAGCGATAGACAAGCTGCGGGGCGCTGAGTACAAGGTCACTGCCGAGACGCCACCGTCGATCCTGCGCGCACTGCGCGAGGTCGAGGTTCCACGTGAAACAGGATTAGGCAAGCGCTTTAAAAGCGGAGAGAAGGAAGGCATCCATCGCGGCACCGAGGCCTTCGGTGGCATCAAGAATGTGGGCCCGATGCGCGCCGCGTATCTGCGCAAGATGGAAGAGGGCGCAGAGGGCCGTCTCTGGTACGACAAGACCAGCGAGGACATCCTGCGTCTCGTAGGTGGCGATCCAGACAAGGCCGACAAGCTCGCCAATGCGCTGGCGACGACGAGCGCGGGCACGCCAGTGGGCTCGAACCTGATGTACGGTGCCAAGGGCTGGAACCAGCAGGCCGTTGGTGCCCCGATCGTTACCGGGCGCTTTCCGCAGGCCATGGGCGCGGACATTATGAAGTCGCAGGCATCGCCCGAGGCGGCGGCGTCTGGTTTAAAGCGCAATCCCTTCAGTGCCGGATTGTCGGTCGCATGGCGACCACCGACGGGTGCCAAGGGCATACGACCCACGCACGACATCCACGACGTGCGCGCATGGGGCATCACTGATCCGCTCACGGGTGAGTCATGGAAGAAGGGTGTGGGCGAAGCAGGCCACCGCTTCCTCGATGAGCAGGCCGACATCGTCACGCAGCGTGCGAACGAGCAGGCGCTTGGTGGCGTGCAGGACTGGACACCCTACCGCTCGCAGGCCGCCGCATGGATCGCGCAGAAGGCCAAGAGCGAGGGCATCCCGATCGAGGAGGCTGCCAAGCACTACGGCGACTTCGTGCCTGACTACGCCGCTCTGGTGACGCGTGAGTGGGTGCCGGGTGAGAACACCGGCCACCTGATCGAGGCCCTGCGCGCACCAGAGTCGGCGCGGCGCGGCTTCAGTGAATCACTCGAACAGGCCGTGCGTGGACCGCAGGGCATCGACAGGCTCGCGAGCGAGATGGGCGCACTCAGTGACACCACGCTGGCGAACCGTGGCGTGTACGAGGGTGCAACCAACCCGGGCTATGCATCGGTGATTCCTGTCGGCAAGGCCACGGGTGCGAACGAGATTGATCCATCGAGTGCGCGCCTGATGGATGCCATCGCTGCAGGCCATGGGCTGCTGGGCACGCAGAAGCAGAGCGCATGGAACTTCGCCGCAGGCACCTCGCCAGTGAGCAAGGCCAACCTGCTGCGCGTGAACCGGGGCTCGCCCTTCAGTGAGGACGAGCTTGCGCGGCTGCAGGAAGCCGTCCCGGGCATGGACGTGCCGATGGTCGATCCCAAGGGTGCGCGCGTGCTGGAGTTCGGTGGCGAGCAGGGGGCGCGCATCAAGGCCCTGCGTGCAGCCGTGCCGGAGGCGCAGATCGAGCCGCAGGCACTCAGCGGCAACCTCTTCCCAGAGGACCCGGGCAAGTACAGCACCCTGCCCTACATCGAGAAGATCGAGGCGGGTGGGCCGAAGGTGGTCT